TCCATTATGAAGCCTTTTTCCTTAAAATTATTTTTTTATATAGTTCTTCAATTTGTTCAACTACTGTAGTTTTAATAAAATCATTTTTCTTCTTTTCCATATTCATCTACCACCTTGTTATATTTAATTCCATTCCTTACCTATTCTTCTCATGTTTTTTTTCCATTTTACCCAATAAGAATTTAAAATATTATCTGTTGTATAATTATATTGATATGTAATTGCAATCAGTTCATCCATAGCTATTGCTAACTTATCAGTATAGAGATAATGAATAAAATCTAAAATATCAGGGCTATTTGTATGAATATATTTTTCTTCAAAAGAAAAGCAAATAGCTTCTTTTAAAGCTTCATTTTTACCATCATCAAGATAATTTATCAATTGAGCAAAGAAGAAATAAACATCAGTTAGTTCTTCTAGTTCCTTGTCTCTATGATATTCTTTTGTTTTCCAAGTTTTATGAGAAAACATAGTCTCCTCATTAAATTCAACACATTCTGCAATTAATGACATCTTGATATCTTCAAAAGTTCTAGTTCTAATATTATTAATATTATCATCTAAATGTTTTTGTAAACTTAATATATTTTTAAAATTTTCAGGTTTTTTGATTTCCATTATCTCACTTCCTTCTCCTTCAATAGTTCAGGATTTTCATAAATATTTCCTATTATTTCACTAACTTCAAAAGTTTCATTTATAAAATCCATATAATTTTCTGTAAAGTAAGATTTTTCAAATATGAGCTGGCTTATTGCTAATTCATCTCTTTTTCCATCCCTTTCAATTACACCTATATTATAAAATTCTTTAGTTCCATCTATACTGCAATCTTTAAATTTTACAATATCGCCCTCATAAATTTCTTTTCCATTCTTATCTTTTAATCCTATATATTGCATAAGTTCAACATCATTAAATTTATCATGTCTTATATTTAACAAATATCCAATTCTTTCAACTATATAAGTTACCTTTTTACTTACATAATCAATTAAAATAACTTCAAATATTGCTTTTCTATCTTTTACCCAAGCTCTAAATTTTATGTCTCTATTCATATTTAATCAACTCCTATAAAAAAATTCAATATTTCTATTTTTCCATTATGTGTTCTCATAAAATTGTTTTTGAAGTCTCTTTCGAACTCTTCTAATTCACTCTCAGTCATATATTTTTTTTTAATTATTTCAAATTTGAAAGTTCTCTTTTTTTTATCTTGGAGAACTTCCATTGTTCCTTTGTATTTAATCATCTTTTTTTCTCCTGCTTTTTATTTATTTTTTTTGAAATAGCAATTTTAACTTTAGCTATATTTAATCCTACATTTGTTAATTCAGCATCATTTTTAATAAGCTTATTTTTATTTAAAACAGCTAATTCTTTCCTGGAAACTAGAAGCAAATTTTTTATATCAAAATTTTCTTTATTCCCATCAGCAAAAATTATTACATGATCTACTGGAATTTCTCCATATTCTTGTTCCCAAATCCATCGATGTTTTAACTTCCATTTCTTTTTATTTATTAGTTTTATATATGTATAACCATCTCTATCTATTCTTTCAGAATAAAGTTCTCTAGTATTCCATGTAACATTTCCTTTTTTGAAAAGATTAGGAGGTCTTACTCCTGTTTTCTTACCCTTATTCCAAGGTGTAAATCCTTTCTTAAAGGTATAAGAAGGTAATTTTTTAAAAGGTATTTTGTATCTGTGAAGCAAAGGCTCTAACTGATTTAAAGTTATTTTTTCAAAATTATTATTAAATAATTCTAATAATTCATTTTTATTTTTAGTGCCTTTAAAACTTCTTAAGAATTCAAATTCTATTGTTTTGAATTTTCTTCTCATTTTTATACCTCTAACATTTTAGGTAGTTTCATATTTTCAGTAATTCCACTTTCTTTCATTTTAATAGCTTGGATTGCAACATCTGCATTATTTATAATTGCAGTAGCAACTCCAACTATAGCTTTTGCTCTAAGAATTTCAGTATGCAACTTTTCTTCACTAATATCTTCTTCATCTAATCTTTCTATTTGTGCAAATAAGTAATTATTCAAATCATTTAATGTATTTTTCATTTTTTAGTTCTCCTTATCAATTAAAACCTTTCCATTCCCATAACTCACCTTTACAGTTTCTTGTTTTGTATTTTATTTTTAGAATTCCTAGAATTGTTCTTAATGTACTTCCTTTTCTTCATAATTTCATAGACAACTCTTTTAATGTCATATTAGGAGCATTCTCTTTTAAAAATTCTATTTCAGCATCATTTAATTCATAATTTTTTTTGTCAAAAATACATTTTGCATTTAAATATTTTTTTATTCTACTTTCACTAGTATGGTATTTTTCCATTATTTTAGCTATAGAAACTCCATTATTATAATCTATAACTATGTTTTCTTTATCTTCTTCACTAAGTACTTTTCTTTGATTTAAAAGTTCTAATTTATTTTGTTCTAAAATTCTTTTAAGTCTATCATTTCCTAAACCAAAATATTTTTTTAATCTATCAAAAGTAAAACCTTCTTGTATTTTCAATTTTAATTCAATTAAATTTACAGAATTATCTCTTGCTATTTTTATATCACCAATTAAGTTTATTTTACATTCTCTGCATATCCTGCCAAATTTTGAATAAGTACATTTTACTTTTTCAGCTAATTTAGAGTAATGTAATAAAGGATTTGATAAGATTAAGTTTTCTAAAAAATCCTTTTTAACTCCTCTTATTTCTTCTATTGAAAGAAATAATTTTTTAGCTAAGACAGAAGATTTTTCTTTCAAATGTTCTATTATATATTGTTGTTCAAACCCCTTATCTCTTCTTTCATCAATAATTTTATCAGCTTCACATTCAATCATTTTTTTTATAAATATGCTATCGTATGGATACCCCATTTCATTAGCTACCTTATCTATTTCATAAATTCCATAATTATCAAATAGTTCACAAAACAATTCTTTTTGTAACTCTTTAATATCTGAAGCATCCATTTGTAATCTCTGACCTAATGTTTTATGTTTTTTCATGAGATTATTTTTTATGTAATCTCTTAAAAAAGTATCATTTTTTAAAGATATTGTTTCCATTTTAACCACCAACTATATTTTTATATTTTTCTTTTACACTAGATTTATCAACATTAACATAAATCATAGTTGTATTTATGTTCTGATGTCCTAAAACTTGTTGAATTTCTTCAACGTCCATTCCTTTCTTTAGTGCCATTGTTGCAAATGTTCTTCTAAATCTATGAGGATGAACATTTTCAACTTTTGCTCTAGTTGCAATTGATTTTAATACTCTTCTAAATCCTTCAGTCTCAATCTTACTACCTAGAATTTGATTTTTATAACATTTATACATAAGTCCATCAACAATCCACAAATAAGGAGTATTATAATTTCCTCTTTCATTTATATATTTTTTAATTGCAAGAGCTGCAATAGTACTCATGAAAGCAACTCCTTCTTTGTTACCTTTTCTAATAATTTTTATTTCATTTTTTTCAAAATCAATGTCTCTTATTTTTATATTGGCCAATTCTGTTGCACGTATAGCACTAGATATAAGTACTTCCATCATTGCTTTTTCTAAGGAGTTTTCACAAGCCATTCTAAGTTTTTCTAACTCTAATTGTGTAAAAGCAGTTTTTTCAGTTTTTTGACCTTTAACTTTTTTAATTTTTTTAACAGGGTTATTAGAAATATATTCTTCTTCATTTAAAAATGAAAAGAAGGAATTTAAAATTCTTCTTATGTTATCTATTGAAACAGCTTTCTGCTGGTTCTTTTCTCTTTCTACAGCTAAATATAATCTAATATCATCTGTAGTAACTTGTAAAAAAGATTTTCTTACAAAAAGAGAAAATAATTCAAGAGAATTTTTATAATATAATAAACTTTTGTCACTTAGATTTTCAGCTTTCTTTGTTAAAAAGAATTTTTTCCAAAGTTCTGCATTAGTTCTATCTGAAACTACTATTTCATATTTTTTTGAAACGATATCGTAATCTTTTAACTGAATAATTATTGTATTTTTAATTCTTTCAATATCATCAATACTGAAATTATTGTTTCTATTTATTTCAAAAGTAATTTGATTAATAATATTATTCTTTATATCTTCCATAATCAACCTCTAAATCTAAACTTGTATTGCCACTAATGCAATAGTTAAATGTATCCCATCTTCCAAATATTTCTCCTGTTAAAGAATTTTTGTTTTCACATTTTGCTTTAGCTCCAACAATAGTCAACTGAACATAAGCCATTTGAATAGTATTTTCATCTAAATCACTACAATTAATAAAAATCCTTTTTTGATAATTAATTCCTTTTTCTTTTAATACTGCTAATATTCCTAGCATTAAACAACCTGAACCACATGCAGCATCAATTATTTTTATTCTTTTTTTTGAATTTAATTCTTTTATTAATTCATTAACTCTTATTTCTGCCATAAGTTTTGAAAGGTGAAATGGTGTAAAAAATTGACCTTTCATTTTATTGTGAATACCTAATTCATGATATATTTTCCCTAAGTAATCATCTATTTCTTTTTCAAATAACATTACCAGTTCAGCATGACATTCAAGAAAAACTTGAATTACTCCTTCACCATGTTTATCTACTATTCTTTTAAATTTTTCTTCCCTATCTGAATAACCTACTTTATTGCAAGTATTGGCATAAGTATAAAACATACATCTTACCCAATCAAAGAATATTTCGTCATAGTTATATTTATGATCGAGATCTTGTATTTTTTTTACTATATTTTTGATAGAAGCTTCTCTAACTATTTCTTTTTTAGGAAGCTGTCCAAATCCAAAAAGGTTTAAGTTATCCTCCATTTTATCCTCCTAATTTTTAGTTTCTTTTTCCATAGTTTTATTTATGGCTTGCATTAAATCAAAGCCATTTACAGTACTCTTAATTTTTTCCTGCCATTTATCCCATATCATTTGACCTTTTTCGTCATATTTTTCTTTTATTTTTTCATCTTTAATTAGAGAAATGATTGTATTTGTTTCAAATGCAAAACCTATCATAGTCAAATGATTTTCAATATTATAAGGTTTTTCATTTATACATTTTTCTGCAACTTCATAATATTGTTCAAGTAAAACTTCTTCAAATGCTTTTTTAGTCAGATTTTCTACAATTTTTTCAAGTTTTTCTTTTATTTTTTCTTTTCTTTCAAAATTTTCTTTATTATCCATTTTTATCCCCTCTCCTATTTAAATAAGTTTTTTCTCCTTTTTTTCTTCTGCTTCGATAATAATTTCTATCAATAAGTTACAGAAATATGGTGATTTAAAATAGAAATTATTTTGATATGAAGATAATTGATTTTTTGTATCTTCTAAAAATTTACTCACATCTATTCCAGAAGCCATCATTTTTGAAAGTTCAACATAAGTTTTTATCAAGTTGTCGAATTCTTTTAATCCTGGTGTAGCTTTTAGATAAACTTCTTTGATATGAGCCATATAATCTGTATGCCATGCATCAGCTGTTGAAACTAACTCTATTTTTGCTTTAAAAAACCATTTTTTTATTATTTCTATTAAATCCCAATAATTTAAAGAACTTAGTCTTGTTTTGTTAGCATTTAAAAGCATTTCGTAACAAATGATTTCTATTATATTTTCATGTGTAACATCGTATCTCTTCTTTTTAAAGAACTTTTTTTCTGTTTCTAGAACTTTATCTGCAATTTCATTTAAAGAAGTTTTTAAAGTGAAGTTGTCATTACACTGACTTTTTATATAGCTTGAAATTTTATCATACATTTCATATGTCTTAGATTTCTTTTTAGCCATTACTCATTTTTACCTCTTTCTTTCCACTCAAATTCTTCTGCTTCTTTTTTCTCTTTATAGAGTTTAATAGCCATTTCTTTTTTACTATAATTTCTCATCCCTATTGTTTTTTCTTTACTTCTCTTTTTATATGCTGCATCAGCTTTGCTCTTGTCTCTCCAGTATTGCTTTTCACAAGTAGCAGAACAGTACTTAACTCTCTTATCTTTAGTATCAGTAACATAAACCTGAGCTCCACAATGTGCACAGATAAATTCACGAGGACAATCAACATTTTCATAAAATTGATTAACTTTTATTTTCATTGTTTCTCCTTAAAAATTATTTAAATGATATTTCTTCATATACCCATGCCATATATTTATCTGAAAAGTTAAAGATTTTATTTAATTCTTTTTCACTTATTCCTAATCTTCTAGCAGCACCTTTCATTTTTGCAGTATCTAAATCTTTAACCATTCTTGCCCATGAACACAGAGTTCCCATAAAGCCTACAGGAAGCTTTTGAGAAACGTCATCAGGTGTTAAAATTGGAATTTCATTTATACCTGAAAGACATTTCATTGCTTGTTTTCCCATAACTTCTGTATAAAAGAAATTACCTCTTACATCATCTTCTATGTCGTCATCTGTAGGTTCAAAGTATTTTTCATATATCTTATCTGCAGAAGCACGAACCTTACATATTTCCATATATTTTTGGAATGGGATAATACCATCATTTTCTTTTAATTCTTTATCCCATACACTTTTATGATTTGTACAAGTTCTAGAGATATTAAGAATAATTGTTGCAAGTAATGCTGATTCTAACTTTTCATCAGTTGGTTTTTTAGTAACTTTTATTTCTTTTTTTTCATTTATCTTGATTTCTCTCTTCTCTGTTTTCTTCGCTTTTCTCATTTTTAACAACACCTTTCTCAGCCATAAGAACAGCTAAAGCTAATTTAAGTATATCCACAAGATCACATCCAGCTTTCCAATAAAAGAAATGGAAAGTTAAGTTTATTTTTAATTTTTTTCCAAAAAGTAGTTTCCGCATATTCCACTTCAAAATTTTTTATTTTTTCTTTATTTTCATAAGCTATTACAACAGCTTCATTAAAATCTTGTGTTAAATGTTCTCCATTTACTAGATATGTATCTCCCCATATTTTTCTTATTTCTAGCATTAATCCTCCTCTATATCCAACCATAATAATTTGATTGTCCTTGAAAACCTTTTAAAATTTCTACTCCTATAAAGGCAAAGCCATTTGATCCATTACTACACCATCTCTTTTCATATTCATTAACTTCATTTATTGTTCCAGTGAAGTCCCAACTTGAATATGAACCATTTCTATTACAAGCACTTAACTGATTTATTCCATAAATTTCTTTATAAGAAATTGGTCTACTTACTTTCTTTTTAAATATTCCAAATTTATCTTTTATGTTTTCTATTTTTCTTATTTTTAACATCTTATTCTCCTAAAATGTATTGACACTGCAAATAACTTACTGTAAAATAAAACTGTCCAGGGCTTTATTAACACGAGCAAGTCATTTGCAGTGCAAAATAATAAAGTCTTTTTTTAAGCTAATCTATTTAAAACCTTTATGAAAACTTTAAGTTCTTCTATTTCATTTTTTAAATTAACAATCCTTGAAATTCCTAGCATAGCAACTGCTGCATCATCTTCCACAAGAGAGTTATTATAATCTATATTTTCTTTAGCTTTTTTTATTAAATCTTCTTTATTGATTAAATTATTTTGATTCTCATTACTCATAGTTCCTCCATTAGTTGTTGTAATTTTTTTACATATTCTGTAAGTTCTCTTTTATATTCTTCTTTTTCTTCATCTTTTAATTTTTTAACTCTTTTTTCCATTTTTTTAATTTTATTAAAATTAAAATATTTTTGACCAGCTGGAAGAAATTCCATTTTATTTTTTTCTATAGCTGGGAGAAGCTGCTTTCTAATTTCTTTAACTTTGTAAACATCGTTTTCTAAAATACCTAGTACTTCTTCATATTGGAGTTCTTTATTTGTTAAAATCTTTATAGCTTGATCTGAATAAGCAAAAATTTTATCTTTATAGTTTTGAAACTCTAAATACAAATTCCATCTTTTT